CCTATATCATCTGGCCTTCCCTGAATGATAGCACCATTCCCTGCTTGTGCTAGGCTTTGAGGCTTAGTCACACTGCTGGGAGATACTGTGAAAATAACTTTAGCTGCTGCTGCGCTACCTTCCACGAGGGCTTGCATCAATGCTTCAAGAGACTTGAGATCACCAAGGAACTCTTCTACTCTTGAACGTCCGTAGTCTTCTCCATCAACAGTTACAAACCTGAGAGGTAGCCAAGGACTCTTATCCTTTGGAGCTTTACCGTAGCTGTCAGGTAATCGTATGTCATCAGCTTCTTGATACCAAGTCCAGCCTGTGCCTTTACGTTTAACACAAGTGTAGACATCAACATCTTTAGTGCCGTGTGCTCCACTGTCATCTACTGGGCTGTTAGGTTTCTTAGCTGTCTTAGCCGCAAACTGTTCTCCTAATAGTTCCCTATTAATTTTTTCACGAGTTACAATTTCCGTAACTGATCCATTACCATCCCTCTCTACTACATAACGGTTCAAAGGATACATCTTTAAACCTTCTGGTCCCATATAAACTAACGCATTACCTGTCACTACCAAGTGCTTGATAGCAGAAAAGATTTGAACACGATCAGTAGAGGCAGCAATGCTGTCCATAATCATTCGTTCAACCTTAGCAAAACTAAGATCTAATTCACTCTTGGCTTCAGCTGGTATCTCAACTCCAAGTTTAGAATCATCTAATTGAAGTTTGAAGAAGCTAGTCGAGGGAGGGAGTAAACCTAACATAAGTTTAGAACTTAATGTGGTAACCCCCTTAGCCCCGATTGATTGCCAAGGTGTTTTTAATTTAGTATAGTTTGCAGTGACATCTTCTTGTGTAAGAAGAGATGGTATAGTTAATTGAGCACATTCAATTGCAATATCAAGGAAGGCATTACGATTACTTGTTAGTTCATGGTAACGTTGCCTTGCACTTTTCATTAGTATTTCTTGTTAGCTCCAGTGTTGATACCTTGCATTGTTCCTGGTCCAGCTGTGCCAGTACCAGCAGCATTCTTGGTAGATAATTGAGTGGTGCCTTTAGATCTAGCTTTCTTATTTGTTTTCTTAGCTACTACTTTTGTTTTAGTTTTAGTAGTATCCGTTGGGCTTGGTGTAGGTTCAGCAGGAAGATCTGTCTTGACTTCCTCTAGTGGAGGTGCGATAGGAGGTGGCTCATTAGGAGCAATCTGTGGTAGGTCAGGAGCCTTTGGTGTTTTAAATAAATTTCCTATACACATTGTTAATCTTGTAGTTGTTGTTTTAATAACTTTATTATTGATATCTGACCTGCTCTATAAGAGATCTGTTTAGAATCTAAATTATGATCAGGAAATTTATCAGGAAAACGTTGCTCTAAGTCCTCTACAATACGCTCTAGTCTTCCCCAATCAAGCGTACTTTGGGAGGTTTGTATTTGCATGTTCAAAAAATGCGGGCATTCTTCCTCTCTTGGTGTCAGAAAGTTCGGGTGCTTTGCCTTCGTACATTAGCCGATCACTAGTATCGGTCCAAAATTTTCTGTCTAAATATTTGTCCTGAGTATTTCTACCTAGAGGTTCAAAGATCCAATTGACAGTGGCCTTCCTAAGTTTATCCAGAGAAGCAGAAGGGCGTAGCCCCATATCATGGCAAACAAGACTGTTACATCCGACATGGATCTGTTCGTCCCTTGAGATATCTGCCGATACTGTGCGTAGACCAGCATCCCCAGTAAACCTAAAGAAAGGGAGTAGAACAAAGAAGATTGCACGTTCAGCTACCAAGGCTTTAAGTATTTCATGGTCAGGATGAGCCATCCAAGCATCTCTTAATCGAAATGCTTCAGCTTCAGCCTTTTCATCAACGCCATGAGCGTTAGTTATATAACTAAGGGCAAGATCATGGTTGATCTCATCCGTTACGTTTGATTCGAGGAGATCCCTCGCAGATGAGGGAACCTCCTTTCCAAGTGTCTCTGTAATCCAGTCACCCACAGGTATTTCCATGTGGCGTATTGAGAGAGCACGGAAGATGGTCTCTTCTGCTCCCTCTTTAAACTTTCCAGCTGTTGTTTGGACTGGAGACCATTTTCTTTTCCTTGCGAGGAGTTTATCATAAGGTGTTTTCATTCTTGACAATCACATTGAGGGGGTTCAATAATCCCCTTCAAATAATCTTGGACATCATCATCATCTAATGCTGCATACGCATCGCTCTTATCTTGTGTGTCTCCCATTACCTGAAGGCTGTAGTAGAGGGAGGTTTGGGGCGAAGCCAACCACTCTTCCACGAAGCCATCGTTGTATTGTACAACATCGCTCCAGCTATTAAACGAATAGCCGTGAAGAAGTCCCGTATTGTTGAGCATTATCATTATGCCGTCTGCTACACGCTTGTATGCGTCCCAGCCAACTTCCGAAGCGATCTCAACATCGCCATAATCATAAGATTTTACCCCGAACGTACCGCTGTCACGGTCTACAGTTCGAGCAATTGGTGGTGCAATTTCTGGACAGGATGTAAATCCCTCTTTATCTTTTGTATTATAGGAACAAGAAGCAGTAGGAGCGATAGCAAATGCTCGATCCATTTTATGATAGCGAGCAACCTTAGCTGCACCTTCAATAGCATCTTTTAATGTACTAGCAAGTATACCAGCAGTCCCTTGTTTTATATTATTAGTATTAACTTGATGAAGTGCTTCACCAAATTCTTCGTAAGTTACTTGGTATCTTCGTAAGAGGTTGGCGAGTCCGAGCATTCCCAGCCCGACTTGCCTATCGTTTTCTTGGAGCAGATATTCTCCAGTCCTTCCAACACCTGTTCGGCTATGAAGGTCGCACAACTCGGACATAGCTGAAGTGAAAGCCGTTTGTAAACTGCTGAGTTCACAGGCACCGAGACTGACATGTTCGAGCAAGCACGTTCCACGTGAGTGCAGGTATACTTCAAGACAGACGTTTCCATAGATACGCTTCCCATTAGAGTCATGTTTGATTTTATTTAACCATATGTCACCAGATTTGATGCCATATATTATTGCTTCCCGTGTATTCGGGTCAGTATTTTTCCATTTTTCATCATCAAGGTTGACACACCGCTTGATCCACGGGAGTTCAGATCTAGGAGTAGTAATGAACTCGATAAGATCAGGATGATCGATGTCCAGATGACACACAACCGCACCATTTTTGTAGATGCCTCCTCTTCTTAATGTTTCGTTGAGGACTGAGTATATTTTTGCAAACGAAACTGGGCCGCTTGCAACAAGACCCTTGCCGTTCTCAGTTCCTTTGGGTCTAAGGTTGGATAAGTGGACCGCCACTCCTGCTCCATAGCGGAGAGCATGTGACACAAAACGCCAAGATTTTTCAATGCCATCCTCTCCCTCCATACTGTCCTGTACCACAAATACAGTACAGGATACAGGTAATCTTCCTTCTGGATTATCCATCCAGTTTTGGACTCTTCCAGTCCTAGCGATCATGTTGTTCATTAAACTAAATCTTTTAAGTTAGGTAAATAATAGTTTGGACCCTTTAATACCTTACCATCTTGTCGGTATATTGGTTTTCCATTTTCATCTAGCTTGCTCATATTACTTCTATGAACACGCTTGTAAGCTTCATCTAAATCCCATCCAAAACATGCTGCCATTTGATGACAAACATAGACAAGATCAGTAAGCTCTTTTAATAAATGCTCTCTTGCTACAGGATGTTCAACATTCCATAACAATTCACGAACTGCTTCAAGAACCTCTCGGTGTTCTTCACTGATCAACCCTGTTTGCAAGTTGAGAGACCCACGGTCCAGTGATCCTTCCAGATTGAAAGCTTTTCGGAACTCGTATGCGCTCTTTGAGTAAGTGCTCTTTCTCATTAGTTAAGTAGTGGATGGCTTTTTCTAGGTCTTTGATAGGATCATCCTTATAACCAGCACGGCATACATATTTAATAGCATTACCGAGGTGGTAGTTGAGTTGCTGATCTCTAATAAAATCCCATACTTCTATGGAACCCCGTTTATAATACTGGGGTCCATAGGATTGGTTCGTTTCGGTCATAATCAAAGTCAGTATGTTGTAGGATCTTAGCTAACCGTGCATTGAGTAGAGCGTCATCGTCTGATAACCCTCGCTCTTTAAATGCTTGACAAATAGCACCCCATTTATTATCAGGGTTTTTATTTAACAATTCGGTGGCACGTTTGATTCCAATTCCTGGGCATCCACCGTAACCGTCAGTTGGGTCGCCCGAAATTGATTGGATTAGATGCCAATCATCTCCATCTTCTTTTGTAATTTCTACAACGTCATCCGTTAGGTTCCATAGATTTCCTGGGATCTGACGCATATCTTTATCTGGGCTGACGAGTATGTTGTCAACACTAGGGAATTGAGTGGCATCCATTCCGAGTGCATCATCAGCTTCCAACCCATCCCGTAGGACAAAGTTGTAATTTTCTTTACAATGGTTGAGCAAGCGTTTATATCCTAGAGGCTTACGCCTAAGTCTATGACCCTTGTAATCGGCACAAATTTTCTTCCTAAAATTCTTAGGACTAGAAAAATATAGTACAAATTCATCATCAAACATTGCCTTTGTGACCTTTTTTAGCTCTCGTTCAAAGATTTTAAGGACTTGGCTAAAATTAGACTGAGCAATGATAACAT